CTGATACCGGACTGGGCGCAGAAGAAAAAACTCACTGCTGGGTTAACACAGGAGTTTATAGAACAGATGCACGACACCTATGTGTTCGATTGCACACCGCTTGCGAAGAATGACTGGTGGGCGTCGTTTTGCACCCCGCCGCAAGACAGGGCGGAACTGCATGGCCCATCTATGGTGCAGAGCGGAATATACTGCACAAGCCTAGATGAACTTTTGGTTCCTGCTAAAAAGACGTGGATTGAATACATCTGCCCGACTTCAGGACTTCTTACTGCTTTGCACACGGTTAAAATCCCTGACGCGGATGAGTTCACGGCAAATCTTTTTACAGAAAGGCCACAAGGCGTCCGTCATCACTTTGGAATAGGTCGTCTTTGTTTTGAGATTGGCGATAGAAGCAACGGAGCTATCGGCGAGTGGGTGCAGCGCCCCTGGGCCTTAGAAAAAATGGAAGATCAGTACGACCTTAATGCTGACGGCGACCTTGCTGCATGGGTTCTGTGCTTACAGATAATCAACTCATCGCGTTCGCAGCATGTCCCGACAACCGTACCGCGCAAGGAGAGGCGAGCCGCGCAGAGCGTGATGAAACGCCACAACATTACGTTTCTTGGGTGCAGTCAGGTCCATCTCAAAGAAGCCGAAGACCCAAGGCGGCAGCAAACCGTTATGACTGCCGAGCAGGCATCTAAGTGCCGCCACAAAGTGCGAGCGCACAACCGCAATTTGAGCAACGGTAAAACAATTAGAATACCTGAACATTGGCGCGGCGATGCGCGTAAGGGCGTGAAGGACAGCACATATATCGTAAGCCGCGATGCTGCGTAGAAACAGGGAGCAAATTGATATGCCTAAAGAGCACGAACACATATACACGTCTTTTGTGGGCTATGACGAAAAGACAGACATGGTTAGCGCCCGATGCGAGTGCGGTTCGACACTTCACTTTCCCAGCCAAGCCAAAAACAGAGTGAGCGCTTGGAGCGCTTACCCGGACAAGTTTGATAGCGTTGTTAAAACTCATGTAGACCAAGAGCGGCTTGAGGGCGACACGATGGATGAGACTGATGGACATCCTTGAAGCAGCAGCAGAGGCGGTCAAAGACCGGCACGGGAAGCACGGTGACTTTCGTGTCTTGCATCAACGCATTGCTCGTCTTTGGAGTGCCTATTTGGATGTGGAAATCACGGAGACTGATGTAGCGCGTATGGAGGTTCTGAAGAAGGTGGCGCGATCCAAAGAGGGCGACGAGACATATCAAGATCACGCGACCGATATTGCGGGATATGCAGATTTACTCGACAAACTCACAAAAAAAGACGCGCCTAAAACTACCGGATAAGCAGTAAATTAACGAAACTGAGATTTAGAAGTGGGGGCTAAATGAGCAGACGAAACGCAATTGAGGTCGGGCTGACACATGTGCCTTTGAACGGCACCGCCGCTCGCGTTACATCAAAAGGCTTTCAGTATAAGCCCGCCAAGAAGATCAATGCCGCCCATTGGCGCGAGCCGCCGCCCACGAAAAAATGGCCCGACTTAATTGAGAACGATCTTACCGGAATGAAACGCGGCAGGTTTACAGTCGTTGGTTATTTGCGCGACATCCCAAAAAGATGGTTGGTCCGGTGCGTTTGCGGTGCGTTCGAATCAAGGACAGCAAAGGCAATCCGAAACCCAAAGAACGAGGAAGATAGATGCCAAATATGCCGCTACACTGAGCATTTGCAGTTTTTGAGCAGCCACGCTGGACGCAATAAGTAAAAAAAGACCCGTCCGAAAAAGGACGGGCCTTAAAGTGGTTGGGTTCTCAGGTGGTACTTGGGAGGAGTACCCAGAAAAGCTAACTCACGCCGCTAGGGGTGGCAACCCATTGCCTCCGCTGAAAGTCTCTCGGGTGACGCCGCCCTTATCAATTCTGAGGGTTTGCCTGCGGTTTTCGTGTCCTGCGTAGCTGACGTGGACCCAGCCGCTTGACGCCTCGCCGTTGTAATATTCCAGAATTGCCTGGTCAAAGTCGGCGTTCACGGCAATCCAATAGTAAAGCTCTAGGTTATCAATTCCTGGTATTTCAATGTCCGCCGCCTCGCCTTTGGTGTGCTGGCTGGTGGACTTGCTGCCGATGGCCTTGTTGACCGCAGGGGATCGGTAGCCGCTGCTGACGATGACGGGCAAGCCATAATGCTCGCGCACTGGCTCAAGCACGTTCTCGCAAAGCGCGGCCAAAGCCTCCAGCGCGTCATGGTCTGGCGTATTGTCCAAGCCAAGACGTAACGCCGTCTGACTTTTCATCAACTCGTTTAACGTGAAATGCTTTGAAATGCTCATTTGTTAATGACCGCCCTTGCCTTGCTCATCGCTCTGTTGCCAAACCAGAACGACATGATGGCAGCGAACAACGCTTGCGTTTCACCGTCCCACGCTACAGCGAGCGCCGTAACCCAATCGACGCTTTGCGTGAAAATCAACGAATAGACCATGCCGCCTTTGACCGCCAGAAACGCTGACATAAACAAATAGGTGACGACCGGCCTGACGCTCGCCTGCAAGCCGACGACCCATCCGCCTTTCGCTGCAAGCGCAGTGTCGTGCGCGTACAACCCTTTGGTTTCGGCAATGTCTGCTTCGGCGTCTAACTCTTGTAACTTGAGGGTGGAAAGCTGCGAAGCGTACTGGGCTTTCGCCTCCAGCATCTTGATTTCTTGTTTGTTAGCTTGGCTCTGCTTAAAGAACCCGAGAACTTCTGGAACGATGCTTGTCCCAAAGCCCAACAGGCTACCGAGCAGCGTAAGCATTAGCCCTTCTTCTTGCTAACCAGTGCGTCGGCGCCGAAGAACGCCATGATGACGCCAGCCAAGCTGATGTAGATCATCTCTGCGGCAGGCACCTGTGCGGCTCGCTCCGGCCACACAAAGCTCGATGCAATCGTCACCAAGATCGCCGCCATAGCGATGTAGGCCAACCGGCGACGGTTCTGTTGCCACGTCAATTTATCTGGGACGCCAATATCATCAGCCATTAGAACGATCCAAGTTGTGAGAACAGGCCGCCAGGACCGACGATGCCGTTGCTTTCTGCGAACGCTGCTTGAGCCTCGTTGATGTTCGTGTGGTTGCCTCCAGTGCCGTCCCATGAAACTTCGTCCCATGCTGCTACATCCCACGCCGCTCCTAGCGCGGCATTCATGTAGTTCAATAAACGCTCGTTGATGGTGCCGGTCGTATAGCCAGCAGCGGCGGCAACAGCCAGCCAGTCTTCATTGACAGTAAGAGCCGTTCCCGACGACGCACGACAAGATATCTGGCGGGCTTCTTGGTTGGTGGTCACGGTGTAAACGTACCCATTGAGCTAAAATTATCTGCGCTTTGGTTCGCAGCCAATGCTTGCAGAGCATCGTTCATATTGGTGTAGCTGGTGGATAGCTTGGTGTTGATGTAGTTGAGAAGGCGCTCGTTGTACGTTCCGGCAGGCGCGGACCTTTCGGTGAACAACGCCACCCAGTCCTCGTCATAAGTGCCAGTCGTTGACGTGACGCCGCGAACGCTGGCCTGTCGTGCTTCTGAATTTGTCGCCATCTCTATGCCTCTTCGGTTTCTTTCTCTCCAAGCACGATGTTCATTGAGAAGCTACGCCTCTCGCCAGCACACTTGAACGGATACACAGTGTGCATCAGGTCGGCAGGAAAAATAAAGAAGTCACCGACTTTTGGCCTAACCATGAACGTCGATCTGCTCAAAAACGTCTGACTTCCGTGCAGAAACTCTATGTGTCCTGCCGCTGGGTAGTGGTCTTCATCTTCTTCAGCCCACTCCTCGTCAATGCCTTCTGGCATCGCCAGATAGCCGACGCACGATAATTCCGCGTTGGTGTGGATATGCAAAGGGTTGAAGTTTCCAGCTTTCTGCTGAACGTACCACGCGCTGTGGATGTTGACCGTTGGCTTGATGTCAGCCCGGATCGGCTTGCAGTATCGACCAGCGTAGTTATCAACATATTCAAGCGCAGCGTTGGTGAAGAACTTAGAGTGGGGCTGCAAAACATCTGTCGGGATAAGGCTCTCAGCATCCACTTTGCCAACCAGCTTGTCGCTCCAGTCTTGCTTCTCACCGTTGTCGATGTCTGCATTGAAAGCATCTATCACTTCATCCGGCATCTGCGAGTACCCGATGGCAGGCCCGAATGGGCGCAACGCCACAACGCCGTTGATGTAATCGTCGCCTAAATCTTTGTGGTAGACCAAATGCTCTAATGAAATCATCGCTCACCTCCCTGAGTGCAATCACACATCATAAGACGCTTTTCTAAGTTCCGCTAATTTTAGGATGCTTTCCATTATGGAGTGCAACGAGCTTTTCCGCCTGCCGCTCAACGTGCAATAACCTAGCGAGTACGCCACCTAGCTCCCGGTTCCGTCTTTCGAGAGCGTCAGGCGAACTCATGGTAGCCAGTATATTTAGCCTTTGTTCCACTGTTCCTGACTTTGTCTCGAGACGGTCAATCTTAGAATCAAGCCCTCTCAATCGCACTTCAAGGTCAGCAAGGGATTCCGTCAATGTTTTCACAGACTGGCGCACCACGGCAAATGCCGCAGCCACTGACGCAATCATCCCCCCCAGCGTGAGAAGAATTCTGAGCGAACTCTCGTCCATAGTTACGGAGCGGTGGGCCACGTCGGGTTTGCCGGGTCACTGGTAGCCGCCGGAAGATTTCTCAGTGCAGTCCGGTACGTCACCCATGCTGCGGGTACATCCTCACCGGCCTCCTGCGCTTTGACGACAACCCAGTCGCACCCAGCGAGAAGAGCGTCACGCTTTTCTCTAAGCGCCGTCCACTCTTCTGCATCGTAGCGCGATTTAAGCCACTTATGAGTGCGGAGGTCGACCTCATCGATGTCGACTTCTTCGTAGACCGTGGCTGCGGCTGGGTAAGACTTCGCCTTTGTCTCTTGGCCGGTGTCTTTGTCGTACTCGGCTGGGGTTGCCACTGCCTCCATCAGCTTTGCGATGGTGGCAGATGGCGCGAGGGAGTGAATGACCGCACCCTCTGCGGTGACGATGCGACTATTCATTTTCTAGTTCTCCAAAGCAGATTACCGAAACCCAAGACGGGTCTGTGTAGCTGCCACTGTCATTGCGAACATAAACCAGCACGCGATCTTTGTAGAGGCCAGCGGGTTCGCAGTTGTAAGTGGACGCAATCGAGGACGACAAAGCAACGTAATGCGTCAGCCCAGTCGCATCGCTGTCTTTGAATGGCACAGAAAAATAAATGTTGGTCTTACCGCTCGCAACTCGCAAGGCAGACTCAACATTGTAACTGGCTTGAATGACTGCCGAGCCGCCGCTCATGTCCCAAATGCACCACGCCTTCGCCTTACCCAGATCGACACCGGCAGGAAGATCAGCCGACAGAGATCGGACCATCTCGTTGACTTGGCGTTGATCCGTTGCAGGAGTGGATGCAAACAGGTTGGCGTCGTTGATTTCCGCTACCGCATCACCCCAGAGCAAACCATGCTCGAACGTGCTTCCGCCCGTTGCCACCGTGCGTTCAGTCTCAATGGCAAGCCCGTCGAAGATGTCTTGCGTATCGGACTGAGTGACGATGTACTTGCCGGTCAGCGGGTCAACACGGGCATCTAGGACTGCGTCGCTTGCGCCTTGCAACAGGCACTTCGCGTTGGCGGCGAACATGCCCTTTTCGGCTTCGTAGATACGCCTCACTTGAGTCGGCGAGAGGGCTGTTTTTGCGACACGCCAAAGGCTCATCGTTGCGGTAGACGCCGGTGCACCGCCCGAAGTATTCGCCGCCCCAATCGTTAGATCGGCGCTTGCATTGGTAATAGCCCCAAGGCTCGACGCATCACCAGCACCAACCGAGGCGCCGTCGCCGTAACCGATTAACTCACCCGAAGCGCGGTCTAAAACAAAAGCGACAAAGTGCCACTCGCCATCGTCAGCAACCGCGATTAGTTGGTTTGTGGAAACCGAAACCGACCCGTCAGCAAACGTGCAAGTCACTTTGTCTCCGGTCGCGTTGAGATAAACGACGATTCGATTCAAACTGCTACCGCTTTGACCGTAGGCGTAGAGAAAGCCGTCCGAGGAAATCTCTGACGACTTAACCCACCCCAAAAGCGTCATACTGTCGCTTGCGCCGACCTCTAGGTCGGTGTCTTGTCCTGTTTTTGATAAAAAATTGGCCGCGCTAAACCCGCTATACCCCATCAATTCCGCGCCCGACGCGACCGCTCCTTCAGTGACCGTTCCATTCTCTGTGAGTGTGTTGCCCTTATACGAGCGGTCGACTGTGTCAGAATTTGCTAAAAATGCGCCTCTGATATCGCCGACTAAATAACCAGTGTTGTAGGCCCGCGTAATAAGTGCGGCCCCGTGAGTCCTGTCATCCGGCGCCCCCGCCAACCGTTGCCCAATCGTCAGGCCGCTGGCGTCGGCTTGAAGGACTGCTCCCCCGAAGATAGACATCCCATTGTCCGCGCCAAGCCCTTGGGGATAATTTGCGACATAGAACCCTATCGACTGGCCCCAACTATCGGCAGTAATTGCGTCAACCGGGTAGTCGCTTCGAAGCACATTTCCGCCGTCCGAGTAGTAGACATACCCGAGTTCGTCGAAAGCAACGCCGGTGCCGCTGCCAGTGATCGACTGGTCAAAGACTTTGCCGTCCGTCTTTATGATCGACATAGCGTTCGCCCCCGTGGTGTACATGACACCAAATGTCGGGAGTGGGCCGCCCGTGCTTGGGTCGAACACTGAAGTGGAGAACGAACGCGCAGCCACCCCGGCAACATTCACGTTAGCCAAAACCGGAGCGCCGCTAGTCGTCAAACTTCTCGGCCAGCCTTCAGTTTTTTCGGCCCACGCTCCTGTGTCGTGCGGAGCCACAATGTGCATGCCCTGATCGCTGGTGCCCACGACCACGTAGCCCATCGAGGCCGCGATGCTCGTCGGTGTTGCACCCGTCAGCGTCAACGTCGCAAGTGGTGTTGCGCTCGCAAGTGTTGAGGACGTCAAATCCCAGATGTTCACTTGCGCGTCACTCCCAGAAGTCTCGACGGTCGCAAGCATCAATGAAGTCCAGACACTAGCTTTGGAAAAATGACCGTTCCACGACATGCCATCAACGGATGGCCCGACGAGGCACATATCAATAAAATTTGCGTTGGCCTCGATGATGCCGCTGACAGCACCTAAGTCCAAGCCGTCATCAGTCGCAGCTTGGCTCGTCATCTGGAAGTTGGTGCCGTCGTAGACCACTGTGACGATAGAGCCGTCTTCGAT